ATCCATTTTATACAACTCCTTTTATAATTCCTGTTTTAGGTCTGTCGACCACCGTTTTAAGCTTGTCAGCTATATACCAGTTAGCTTTTAATGTCTTCCCCAGTCTGGACATAAAAAAAGCACCCCAGCAATGGAGTGCAGAAAAAATATTAAATTTAGGCATAAAAAAAGACACCCTCTCAGGTGTTTAATTATTTTAATTTAGTTGTAAACTTTCTTAGCAGCCAGTTAATACCTTCTAAAACCATAACAATCGGCTGCACATAAATTCTATGATACCACGGCAGGTCCTGATAAGGTGTATCCCAGATTGACATTATTCTTCAACTCCCGGCGGAGCTTCTCCATACACTTTTTTATATCTCTCAATATAGTCTTTTTTATTCTCTTCTTCAGATTTATTATAATCAGGCTTATCATCAACTAAATCTAATCCGATTGGTTTTTTATTATTATCATCAGACATAATATCATTCCCCCTCAGGAAGAATTCTTCTATAAACCCATCCTAACTCATCTGCTAAACTAGTCATAAGTTCATGACTATGCTCCTGCCACGCTTCTTCGCTTGATAACTCTCCATTTAAAACTTTATCTCTAAATTTTTCATGATGTTTATATTTATGCTGGCTATATAGGCGATTAACCTTACTATCAGAATTAACTTTTTTGCCATCACTCATCATACAAGAATATTTTCTGCCATTATGTCCTTCTACAGTCATACTGTAAATTGAATCAAAATTATTCAGTACTTTTAAATCATCAGCAGAAAATGAAGAACTTCCCGGATGATTGTGTACCATAATTATACTATTTTCTGGCGACTTTTTCAATTTATCTACCAGTTCTGGAGTGAACTCAACTGAACTTTTACCTCCTGATAAATCTTTAAAGGCCGGCAAACCATCAGATTTATTAATTAAAGAAAGATGCTCATTTCCAGTTTCTTTTCCTCTTTCTAAAACTTTGAGATGAGTTTTTTCTAATTTTTCGATTACATCATCATTAAGTTCAGGATGTAACTTTTTGTATTCTTTGCTAACATTCATATCACTATTATCAGAGGTTATATTCTCTTTTACCTTATTTTGATATTTCTCAATCCAGGGAGTCATCACATGGGCACAATTAGGATGAAATGGTGGCCTTGCATCAAGTTTTGGATAATCAGGATGATCACCTGATAAAGAATAAACATTTGATTCGTATATATTACAAATATCCATACCATCAATATCTACATGCTCACTTATTTGCACTAAATCAAAGCCATAATCATTCATTCTATTTTCAATACCCTGAGTCTGCAGCTCTCTAGTCCTCGTACGGGCAAACATTCTTATATATCTGTCCGGCTCCCACTTGCGGCCAATACTATCAATTAATTTTAAGCCACTGTTTCTGATTTCCTGATACAATCTGCTGCCTATTTCTTTCCCTGTAGTTGTACCACCTCTAATACCTGGCCTTTTGATAAGATTAATGCCTCTGACATCATTAATGCCACTCCTAACAACACCATCAAATCTTTTGCGCCAGGAGTCATTAATCATCCTGACATCTCTAAGCATTTCAGCAGTAACTTTTTCTGTGATTTCTTTTATCTTTTCTCTGTCTTTAGGAATTAGATCAAAGATTTGTATGACTTCACCCTTATCGTCAACATACTTACTTTGTTTTTTAATAAAGTTATTTGCTAACTCTCTACCAGATAAATTGCTTTTAGGTGCAGCAATACGGGCAAAGTTTTCAGCACTTTTAGCCAGTTCAGTTAAATCTTGAGCAGCCCTTTTTCTCAACCTGTTCAACTGGGCCAGCATATCTTTTTTATTACCCATCTGTCTTAACTTTAAAGCTTCCCTATCAATAGAATCAGTTACCTTCTTATACTTATCCAAAATTTGCAGTATCTCTTCTTCAGCCGGGTTCTTTTCTAAATTGTTAGGCTCTAGTTCATCATACATATCAGCCATTTATATCACCAACCTTAAATCGTATAAGGGGAACTTGACTGCTGCTGTTCTAATTCCGATTCTATTCTAGCTACTTCTTTTTGTATCCATTTTTCAGTTTTATCAGGATTATTTTTCCTAACTTTTTCTTCTAAACTAATAGCACCTGCTCTATCAAGTATTTCAGTTTCTTCTGCTTCCTCTTTTGGATCATCCGGTATTCCATCTCTCCAACTTGCTGAAGGTCTCTCAGCGTCATATTTTTTATTATTGTGGTAAATATCCATTAACTGAGCTTTATAAAGAATATCTTTTATTCCATCATCATAATATCTTTTCTTCCTTGCAATCTTAGAAAGCAATCTCATCAATCTATATTTTAAGGCTCTACCAGAGTCAGCAACATTACTCTCACTTAAACCAAAAGCATCAGGTGAAGTTTCAGTAACTAAAAACATCATTTTAAGAATATAATCTATCTGTTTAAAAGCCATCTCAAGTTTCGCTTCCCAAGTTATATAGCCTGGTTCGGCTCCATCTTTTTCATAAGGGAAATACTTGCTGCCAGATACATCAACCCGACCATCTTCATCTAATGCTTCTGCTGGCCCTTTCATTTTTGGATCTGCATGCTTATCTAGAACTCTAGAAATCTGACTTATTCTATTATTAGCTTCATCCTGCAGGCTCTTAATATCTAAATAGTCACTATAACCCCAGAAAACTTCATCATCACGCCAGTTGGGTATATGAGTTATTATAAAGTCATCTACTCCTGTTTGCTGCATTTTATCAAGCTCAGGGTATAAAGTATCAAGTGAGACCTCTTCCTGAACTGTATACCCACTAATTTTATATAAAAAGTTAAAAATTTTGCCTGGCTCATGGACTTCCAGCTTTAAAAACCTGGTGTCTTCTATATCATCGCCATTCATATCCTTCATAAAATCCCAACCGATGATCTGTCTATTGACCTGTCTAATATTATCGTCTGCCTGCTCTACAAAAAAGTAATTAGGATTTTGAGACTCAATTATTATGCTGCGCTCTTCAGAAAATTTATTTTTTCTTGCATATCTAACTTTATAGCAGGAGTCTCCACGATAAGAATTACCTAAAGCTGACTCATAAAGTCCTGTATAAAGTTTATTTTTTGTTATTAATTCCTGCAGTCTTTCATCAGTATCCTCATTATTTACTTTAAATTTTGGCTGCTCACCAAAAAGCATATCTGCTGATAACTTAGAAAGCAGACCACAATAATTTGCTACAAGATAAGTCATTGCTTTCTGATCAGCATTTTCTAATCTACGCTGCACATCTTTAAAAATTTCATCATGTTTACCTCTAAAAAGCTTTTTGTTTTCTTTATACTTTTCTATTCTTTTACGGTCATCATCTGTTGGAGGCCAGCTATCTCCTTTGCTTAAATAACTCATAACTTCATCAACTCCTAATATCCTGCAGGCTTGTTTTTTCTTGGTGATAAATCTGGTTTTATCTCCATATCTTTTTCGCATGCATAACGAGTACCATCGATAGTATGGTTATCTTTGTCAATAAGTTTATTTTTTATATTGCCGTCTCTATCTGTTTGATAATCTATATTTTCAAACTCTCTAGCAATATTGGGCGTTCTTTTTGGATCAATAACAATAGCATTTAAATCATCTAGCCATTTTTCTCCATACTCAACTGATCCAGGTCCTTTTTTAGCTCCTATTATTTTTATCCCATAATCTTTAAGTTCGTCTATAGATTTAGGCTCAGCACTATCGGCTATAATCAAATCATTTTCATAACCCTTATTCTTAATTCTTTTTGCCGCTTCTCTATTGCTTAATTTAACCTGGTATATCTCATCTATTGCGTATAATATTCTTCTGGTTGAATCATAATGCCACCTAACATAAGAAAATGGATCAGCTCCATAGCCCCAGTCAATCCCAGGTCGAATATTATCAAATCTATTTATTTCTTTATCAGTTATTTTCCTAAACTTCAAATTATTAAAAGGCACAACTCCAGACCCTATAGGTTCTCCCAACCATGTATGTCTATACTTTCGTTCATTTTCTTCTTTTAAAATATCAATCTTTTGCAGAGTTTGTCTTGCTATATAAGGATTATCTCTATAATCTGAATGATGAACGTAATATAAATCAGGCAAAGTCACACTGTTAAATCTCTTATTGCACCAGTTAGTTTTTCTTTTTGGTGGATTATAAGAATAAAAGACTTTATAATCAAAGCCTGTCTCTTCTCTGACTATAGAGTCCTCTATGGTTCCTACCTCATCTTCTGTTTTAAATTCAGCCAATTCTTCAATCCAGAGCCATGTATATGGATATTCTTCAGTAGCAAGTGATTTAATTCTAGTTGGATCATCAGCACCTGCAAATAATATTTTATTACCTCGAGGCAAATATATTACCTGCATAGGACTAACCTGAAATTTAAAATATTGATCAACATCTAACAATCTTGCTGCCCATTTGAATTCTGTAAAAATTGATTCTCTTATATATTTTGCATGCTTCCTAACAGCTAACCCATTTACTGGATTTTTAATTGTAGCCATAAGTCTATTAATAGCTATATGTGATGATTTTGCTGAAGAGCGACCACCTTTAAGAACATAATATAAATATTTATCCTTTTTAGTAGCTTTCCAAAAATCTCTGAATTTCGGTATAACATGATCGCTTAATCTTACTCTATTCTTCATAAAATCACTCTATATCATCTATTATTTGAACTCCACCATTAAGTTCAATATCTATATTGTCCTTGAAGAGAGAATATCTTTTACCAAGTAATTCAGCTGCTTTATTCCTATCTTTAGGGCCAACTTTCTTTTTCACAACTCTGGCCTGACTTTGATAATCCCCAGTATTTTCAGTAACAACTGTTTCTTCTTCAATTTCCCCTCGCATTACTTCTGTTAAGTATTCTAAAACTTCATCTTGGGTTGCAATTCTGGCCGCTTCTTTTTCTTTGAGTCTCTTTTCTATATAATTTTTAATCTCAAGTTTATTCAAGTTTTGATTTCCGATAGCATAAGCGCTATTTTTACTGTAACCAGCTTTAATAGCTGCATCAGTTGCATTCATAGAAATAATATATTCATCAGCAAAAGCTTTCTGTTTTTCAGTTAAACTTAAGTTATTATTTTTTTCTTCAGGATGCTGCCAGCACCTCCATTCTCTTGGAGCTTCATCATTTTCAAATTCTTTTTTTCTGGTACATCTACTACCATCATTTTTCAATCCGATACATCTTAATTTTTTCACTGACAACACCCCCTTTTAAAATTACTTCCAATCTTCAATACTTAAAAATTCTTGATTATTGTACATTGCACCAAACATATAGCGGTGATATTCCATAACACATTCAATACATAAATTATTGTTTTTCATTATTTCAGTTGCTCCATCTGAAAAATAATCATTTTCACATCTGCTGCAATTCTTATCTCCTCTGATGATTTTCATCTAATCACCTTTTAAATTATTCTTTATTCTCTTCTGCTCTTTCCCTATTTTTCTCTTATTGTATTTTACTTTTTTCATCAAACTTTCATATTTAGCCTGGGTAATATCTGCTTTTAACTTATTTTGTAATTCCTTATTTTTTCCAATTAGCTTTCTAACTTTCTCATTCTCATAATAAGAGTGAAACTTTTCCCCACAATTAGGACATTCAAAATATATTTCTGAAACCTGATCAGTTAGTTTTCTTTTCTTAGGATTCTTAAATTCAAATTTTATATTACATGAATCACATTTTACAAACATATTCTCCTCCTATCTTTCTTGAAAATAAATAACTCAACAGCACCCCACACCCTCTATAATCTCCCTCTCCCCTCAAAATAATAAAAGCCCTGGAGGTGCAAGGCCAGGGCTCCAATAAAGGAGGAAAATAAACAAAACAAAGTTTATATTTATTTCCACAATAATAGAATATCACATAATCTAATGAAATGTTGCCCGAAAGTTGCCCGTTTATTGCCCGATTGTTGCTCATTTTTCTCATAACCCTACTTTTTGTAGCTTTTCCAGCACTTTTTTCTTCATACGCTGAATTGTAGTGCTTGAATAATCTCTAATAGTCGAATCATTTCTGATACTAAATGTCTGCAACTCTAGTTCCCTCATTTTATCACTGACTTCATTATCAGTCATATCCTCAAAGTATTTATATCTTACTAATCGCTTTTCTTTGTATGTTAAACACTCAAGAGCAGCATCTATTCTTTCTTTTCTCATGATCAATTCAATTAATTCTGGATGTTTATCTAATTTATTTTGTACAAACTCTTCAACATCAGAATAGACGCTGTTAGTCTTTCCCCCTGGTATTTTAGAATAATCAGTAGCTTGAGCTGCATAATCTTCTTGATGTGCTATTTTATTTGTTGTAATTTTTATTTTAGATTTTAAAAAAGGATAATTCTTAAGCTGTTCTTCTATCCTTTCTTTAATTTCTGGCTCCATTAGAGTTTCACTCCCCTCGGCTTTTCCATCATCTCCCTGTAATAATTAAAAACTGAGTCATCTTCTGCAAATTCAACTGGCTCAACTCTTTCGGTCTTTCTCAGACTCAAATCAAAGCAATCAATCAGAAAATTATATATTTGAGGCTGCCGCTTTTCTATTTGCTCCCCTACTGTCATGATTAAGCCTCCAATTCTTCTAAGAATTCAATAGCATCATCAGCTCCAAAAGCAACTTTAGTCTGCCAATTTCTCCATTCTAAAGCTTCTAACCATTCTTTTTGAGTATCCCTTACATCTGACGGCTTTCCATTGCTTCTTTTGAGTTCAATAGCAATTCCACTAAAATTCATTGTATATTCGGAAGTTGGATCATCAAATATCAGCACATCTGGCACTCCTGGCTTAACTCCCTGCATCTTTAGTTTCTTACCTGTAATTGGATTTCTATTTCCTCCGTTTGGTACATGGCACCATAAATAGCCTTTCATATCTAAGTATTCAGCTAACTTAATTTGCTCATCATATTCTGATAAATTTTTATTTTTTCTGTATTCTTCAGCGCTCATTTTCTCAGTCATTTATACCATACCTCTCTTTCATCCACTCTACTTCTTCTTTTGTTTGAACCAAGACTTTCTTTTCCTGTCTTATATCCTTATCTGAAGCTCCATCTCTTTTTATATAATGCTGCAATGCGTGTTTAATTATCTGAACATCTTTATAACTTTTGATTCTAAGCATAATTCCACCTCCGATTGCCCGGGCCATCACGGATAAACAATAGCCTCAACATGATATTTTTTCTTGAATGATTTCCAGCTCATTCTTGAATCGCCCCCCAGTTGACTTTCAAGCTGTCATCTTCCTGCTGCTCAATTATATTTTCGGGGACCATTTCCTTTTCGCCACATACCTGGCAAATTAGAATTTTGTAATCCTTATATTTTTCTTGTCCAGTTTGCTCGATTTGGTGATCAGTTTCTTTTCTACAGTTTTTGCACTCCCAGTTAGTCATTATTTTCCTCCTCGTGAAAATTATTAGAATTATCAGGTTCAATTAAAACATCTTCAGCGGTTTCCATAGTTACTCCTTCAGAACTACCAAATAGTATTGATTTTATGTTTTGTTTTTGATTATTAATTAATATTGAGATTTCGGCTTCTTGATTATATTCTTCTAGAATATTCTTTAAATCTTTAACTTTCATTTTGAGCTCCACCTTCATATACTTCTTTTTTGAAATTATTCCATGTTCCAAAGTTGCTAATTATTGTTCCTAAACTCGGAAGATCCAGTCCGCAACTTAATCGGAAATCTTTATACTTTATAGCTGACATTTCTTTAACTTCTGAAAATAAATCTAATTTTCTAGTTATATTTTTCTTTTCCCAGCCTGTATTCATTATTTACCTGCCTTATTAGGTGTAAGGCCAGCTTGTTTGCAAGCATCTTTATATCCATCGAATAATCTGTAATATTGATTGCGGTCTATATCGGTATTGGCTGCCATATCTCCCATCGATGGAGTCTTATCTAAAAATTCAGAAACTCTTTTAATCTCATTTAAGATATATTCTTTTCCGCCAGGTTTAAAACCCTGGCATTCTCCTTCATTATTAACTATCGGGTCATTAATATTATCAAAAGACTCGCATTCGCCATCATTGTAATGAGCGCATATTTCTCCTTTGCATGGTGATTTATTTATTTTTGTTTCTTTTAAAGATTTAATAAAACTATCTGGATCGACTGTATTAATTTCTAATTCTTCTTTTTTGTTCTCAATTTCTTCTTTGAAATAATCATTATATTCCATTTTAGCCTCTGCCTTGACTTCTACAATTCTGCCTTCCGACTGATATTCTCCAACCAGTTGCTTCATTCTCTGCTTAGCTGCAGCTGGTTTTTCTTCCTCCGCCATATCAACAAAGTTTTCCATATTCGGATCACGCTTAACTTGAATAATATACATTAATTTACCTCCCTCAACTTTTTCAAAATGCTCAGGTGAACGCTCAGGCACAATAACATCACCATTGTCTATGTCAATAAAAGGTGGATATTCCTGAGCATAAATTATCTTTACTTCATCACCTTCGCTAACACTCGCCGATATATTTTTCTTAGCTCTAACTGTCATTCCAGCTTTGCATTCTTTGATATTCATAATTAACCTCCTTTATAAACTTCTTCTTCAGTTCCAACCACTTCAGCTTCGTGCCACCAACCAAATACGCCAGTTTCTAAATCTTTACCATAATATTTTAATCCATCACATTGTCTGCATTTTGTAACCTGTATAACTTCAAGCGCTGAACTATCAATATCAATTAATATACTGCCTTTTTTACGTTCAGTCATAATCAACCTCCTTTACTCCCTTGTAACAGCCATTATAATAAATGCACCTATTACTAAAATCCAACCAAAAATATTATCCATTTTTACCCCCCTCTATTTTATTCTGGTAAACCTCGCAACAAACCATGCCACTACTATCCAAAACACTATATTACTATTAATCGAACTCAGGAATTCTTTCTTCAAAATATTTTCTCACTTCTTCCCTAACGATTTGTCTGATATATTTTATTAATTTTTCTTCATCTATTTGAGTTTCAGGAACATCAAGGGCAAATTTCTTTTCCTTCGGCATTATCAACCTTCCTCTCGGCTTCCTCAATTATTTGTTCTATCTGCGATTCACTTAACTGCGGATGATCTTCCATTAGCTTTTCTTTTAGGTTCATTTTTGCCTCCTTAAGTTTCTATCCACTTATCACTTTCATCACCTCAATTGTATTTATTTAAGACTTCCAAAATGTTTTCTTCAACTCTAATCAATTCAAAATAAATAATACTGCCTTCTTCTACATTTTCTATTGCTTTACGAGTAGATTTAAGTGATTCCTCAAGCTCCCTGGTCCTTTCTTCTCTTTTAAAATCTTCCTCATCCAGTTGTTCAGCCAACTTTCTTTGACCAGCCGGCAGATATTCATAATCTCTCATTTTGACCTCCTATAACTTTTGCCATCAAATTTCACAAAATACTTACCTCGGTCAGCCGCTTCTGTCATCCGATCTACAACTCTGGGCGATATATGTTTGGTCAATTCCGAACCATTCAGATTAGTAGTTATAATAGTCGGCAGTAGTTCGTTATATCTGTAATTTAAGACAATATACATCTTTTCCCTCTGCCAGTCGGAAGCCTTTTCAGTTCCTAAATCATCAATTATTAGCAGAGAAGTTTTTTTATACCCGTTCATTAGCTGCCTTTCATCTAACTGATCACTATCATAACTATCTCTAATCGCCTGAATCATCTCTGAACTTGATATGAATTTCACTGGGCTTGAACCAATATAACTAAGGCTTCTTGATTTTTCAGCCTTCTTTTCAGCATAATATTTAAGTGACTTTTTGCCAGCTGCTAAAGCAAGATGAGTCTTGCCAAGTCCATATCCACCCGCTAGAACAAGCCACGTTCCATTTTTAACGCGTTTTTTGTAATCGTTAGCATAATTCATCACTTTTTTAAATGCCTGCTTATTTCCGCGTTCTAGATTATAATTATCGAATGTCTTATTTCTGAATCGCTTCGGGATTTTGAACTGCTTTACTAGATTTTCGTATAATAGTTCAATTTGCCTCTCTTTGCTGATTAAATTCTTAGTCCTGGTCAAAGAGTTCGTCGACTTCTGCTCCAAGTTTTTCTTCTTCATCTGAATAGTTTTCTGAAACTTGTTCCCCACTATTTTTGCTCCTTTCCAATTCGCTGATCCAAACTTTTTTGCAATAATTCAAGTTTGCAACTTCTTTTTTAATAATTTCACTTACACCTGATTCAAAAGATTTCTCATTCAATTTATACTCATTGCCATTGAAATCAAATTTCATTTCTTTATATATTTTAAATAATTCTACAAGTAATCTATGATGTTTGCCTTCTGTAATTTTTTTAGATTTGTTTTCTTGACGATAAAGATCAATATAAGCATGAAATAATTGTCTTTTATTCTCAGAAAGTGAATTATAAATTTCCCCAATTTTCGATTCCAGACTTATATTATTATCATTATTCTTCATTATTAATTCATTATTATCATTATTGTTTAGGTTTTTTACTGGTTCTTTGCTGGTACTCGACTGGTTTTTCTGTGGTTTTTTACTGGTTTTTTGCTGGTTTCCCGAACCTTGATAATCCCCATAGTTTAGGACCTTAAGCCTGGTTCTTTTGTGGGGTTTTCTTTCAAACTCAATCATTTCATCTTTTTTAAGCAACTCTAAGAAATTCCTAACTTTAGTCCTCGACCAATGCCATCTTTTAGCTAATTTTCTTTCAGATGTTATCTTTTCGCCCTTATCAACTTCAACCAATTCGTTACCCAATAAAAATTTATTTTTCTTATGATTAACTAACAATAAAATATCTATCCAAGCGGAGCGTTTGTCAAAGGGCTCGGAACTATCCCAAACCCAATGACTTTGTATTTTTCTATGAACTGAAATCCAACCTTTGCCAGCCATCTAATCACTCCTAAAAATCTTTCCAATATATCGATTCAGTAATCTTTTTAGTTGATCTACAATAATCACACTTCCCACACCTATTTGGCTCCTTTTTCCCTGCCCAGACATCTACAACTCTTTCAGCGACTATTTCAAGTTCTTCCAGCTTATCCTGTATCCAATCAGTACCAAAATAAATAACAGCCTTATCTGGCGGGTCCTGCTTATCGACTACGGCAATATGAGGCATATAATAACTATCCAGTTTTCTCTGCTGCTTAATTAGTTCTGCATAGACTGCCATTTGAATATCATAACCCCAGTAATTAATGAAGTTTTGATATTCCTGAGCATGTTCGTTGTAATAATCCCTGCCAATTTCTCGAGTGGTTTTAAGGTCTGTGAAAGTCTGAAATTCATCATTCAAGACATCAACTTTTGCCTTCCAGGGAACTCCGAAGAGCTCCCCAGTTACTATTTCTTCCTTGCCACCTTGCAGCACTTTCATCATGTATTCATCATTTTTGATAGTTTCGATCATCTTGTCAGCATGCTTGTATTTCGCATATAATCCGCCGTTTTGCTTGAATAATTCAGGAGTGTTAGCCATAAACTCATCAAGCTTTCCTTCTGCCCAAGCATGGATATATGAGCCCATTAGCATTGCTGAACTCGGTTCTTCCTCCCATTCTCCATTGATTTTCGCTAAAGCCTTGGCCTCACACCCATATGAGTACCAGGGCAGAAATGATTTGAAAGTCGAGACTGACATATATTTTGAATTTGCTTTTCTTGAGTGATAATTATCGTCAGTAAGTTTAAGCATCATTATCACCTTTAGCTTTTTTTATAACCTCTTTAACAATTTTTATGTGATCATTTACCATTCTAGGGTCTGGAGCATTCTCGATAGTGCTGATTAATTCCTCAACCACTTCTAATAAATCAGGTGCAGCTGCTATTAATCTAGCATTAGCTTTTGTTTCTTTTAAATCTGAAATATCCCAACTGTAAACTTCTGTAATCTCAATAAAATCTTTATTTAATATTTTCAATTTATAAAATTTATCATCATCCAAAAACCAAGGACCTTCAGTATATTCAGCCATCATCTTCCTCCTTTGATTTTTTTAATTTATGAACAATAGCTTCTGTTACAATGAGGACAACCAGTTATTCTGCGATTGCCAGCTTCTTCAACTGTGATTCCGGTAATATATTCATTCCCATTTGCATTAATAGCGGTTTCTGGCTCATAAATATTTTTATGACATTTCCAACAAACTCCATGTTTTGGAGCGAAGAATGGCCCTCCGTTTTCTCTTATATATTCTTTCTGTGCAGCTATAGCTTTTAATTTATTATATTTTTCCATCACTCACCACTCTCCTTAATAGTATCCTCAACATCTTTTGCAAAATCATCTTCTGGTTCTTCATCTTCTACATCTTCATAATCAACATCTACAGCTTCATCTTTTTCATCAAATGGAGACTTTTCTTCATTCTTTTTTTCTTCCTCAAATTCCATATCGGACCCATTATCATATGCTTTCTTTCGCTCCTGGTTCCCAAAATCAAGTTCAATCATCTTAGTTAATCGCCTGAGAACTGTCTTTTTATAAGCTTCTCCTGGAGTTTTCTTCCACATCAAACTATTAGGCATCTTAGAAAAATCGCTTCTTATTTTCTCAATTTCCTTCTTGCTCATAGTTTCATAAATCATTGATCCATCTTTATACAGGCAAACTGCAAAAGCTCCGATTATATCTCCATCATTGAAAGATTTTGGTCTGAAATCAATCGACTGCTTGCCGTCTGAAATCTTTTCCTCAAAGAAATCTCCTTCTCTAACAACTTTCGCGTAAATATCTTGAATATCATTAATTGAATACTTTTTAGCGAGTTTAATCTCGCCCTTATAGTCCGTTTGGAAGTTTAAATCATTCCCATAAGGTATTGCATAGCATTCGCCGTTGAAGAAATCTAGGCCTAAAAATGCGCCTTTGAGCATTGTTCTGGCAATTGATACAGGTTTCATTTTTTCTATATTTTTAGTATCCTGAAGAACAGTCATGCAATTTTGTAAAAACCTAGTTTCATTAAAATCACTTGGAAGTGCTGCCTGCTTTTTATCTAAGAATTTGTTAAGTTGGCCATGTGCCTGCTGTAAAACTACTTGTTTTTGATTACTCATTAACCTCAACCCCTATTTTAATTTGATAATCTGTGTTAACTTTTTCTCTAACCTGATCCATCAAAACATTAATTCTCTCCAGTTTACTTTCAATCTGAGTCAATTCATTAATAACTCCATCATCATTCAAATTCACTTTCAGGCTCAAATTTCCAACTGTATTATTGTTGTAATCCTCAGCGACTAATATATCTTGAAGTTCATCAATTCCTTCTTCTAAAAATCGTTTACCAGTTATAGGCCTCATTTCGGCCGAGTCTTCCAGCAATTCCTCTAAAAAACATAACATTTTGCTTCTATTCATTATAATTAACCCCTTTCATAGTATTAAAATCTTCTTCAATATCCCAGTAAGTAATTCTAATTCCTTCAGTTAGTTGAATTTTGTAATTGCAATCCTTATATTCTTCCCATTCAAAGCTATAATCTTTTTGCCAAACTTCTATCTCTAACCAGTTTTTATGATTACTATATCCTACAGCTGAAATAGTTAAGCCTGTTAGTTTCTCAAAAAGTCTTAAACAAAAGCGAATAATTAATAATAATATTTTAACTATCAGTCTCTTCAATTTCTTCCTCCATTCTGCTTAATATAATCACGTCAATTCGGTTTAAATCGTCTTCGGTTAGCATATGACCTTTGACTGCTCTATCAATTATTTTGAGCGTTTCTCGAGCGTGAGCTACATTCATTAATTAGCCTCCTCAACCGGAAATGTCTTTAAAAACTCTGTAAATCTATCATGGTCACTTATTCCCAAAACTCCATATTTTTGCTTATAAGCTGTTCTACCTCTAACTATCCAAGCCATGTACTGAACACCGTCAAAATAATTTGAATCGATGTGATTAAGATATATTCTCGCTCTGGGCTGTATATTTTGGTCAGGATTAATTACTTTAGGCATTGTAATCACTCTTTACAAATCCATTAATTTCAATATTAATATTTTCTGAAAGTTTATCTTCATCAAAATATTCTTGATACATAAATTCTGACGTTTCGCCTATAGTTCTTACTTCTATTTTACCTGACTCGATTCTGTCAATTATCGACTGTAATTTATCGATTATTTGTTGCTGAAATTGTTCATCCATTTACTTTTCCTCCTCCAATAAATCCGATTCCCTTATCACCAAATTCTCAAAGTTAATCTTTTCTTTTTCCATAATTTTGTGAGCTCTCCAGAACGGATTGTCATCACTTCTATAATAGAAATGAACTCTCTCGCCGGTATCAACATTATCTGCACTCATTACATATAACTGCATATTTGCCTGCTCCTTAGCAAACTTTTCTTCAAGGGCTTCTTCTACCTTTTCATTAATTGTCTGTTCAGACGCCGCCAAATTATCAAGCTGTTCGTCAGCTGTTAAGACAGTTCCAACTGCAATTCCGATTGATAGAATCATGATCACCAGCATAGCTACTAATTTTTTGTTAATTCTCATCATTTGAATCACTTCTTATAATCCGCTCATTATTTTTAGTATCTTTAGTTATAGTCACAAAAGCTTGAATCCCATTCTCCCGACACATCTTAAGTATTTTTTCTTGTTCTGACTCATTAAGTTTTTCGAACCCATCTAAGCACATAATTTCAAGTCTTCCCATTCTCTGTAACGCAATCTGGAAAGCAACTTCTAATTTTTCGCCGTTTGATAATCCGTCAAGCAGAGTCTTATCAATTCTAATTAATCCCTCTTCATCAACTGATATTCCTTCAAGCGGCATTTCGTGCTTTTGAATTAACTCAGAAGGTTTATCCCTTGCTATTTCAATTAGCTCTGTTAAGTGATCGCTGTATTCTTTCTTCTGAGTAAGCTGGCCTTCTCTAATCTGAACCATTCTGTTCCATTCGGACAAATATTCCTTCATTTCTGCAACCTTATCAGCTTCTTCCTGAAGCGGCTCAATTTCAACCATTTCTTTTTCCTTTAGTAATTTTTCTGCTTCTGAAAGTTTTTCTCTTTCTGCTTTAACATCTCTGACTACTTCTTTATCGATCGACTTAAGCTCCAATTCTTTTTGCTTATCCAGTCCATTGAGTTCTGACTTTTTAGCTGATATTTTTTCTTTTTGATATTGAATAGTTTTCTCAATCTCATACTTTCTGTTAGCCGCCTCTTCTTCATTTTCTTGCTTCTCTTGTTCTGCTTTAGTCTTCAATATTTGAATCTCTTTCTGTAGCCAATCATCAACTTGGTCATTATCATTCAAAAGCTGAGCTTCAACTTGTTTAATTTCCTTTTGTTTATTTTCAATTTTGTTTTCCTTAAGCTCAATCAGTTCCTTAATTTCCTCTTTCTGCTGCTGATATTTCTCTCTAACTTCACCCAGCTTTGATTTTCCCTCTGCCTCAATAGCTGAAACTCTATCCTCAAAATTAGCTTTCAAAGTTTGAGCCTTCTCAATTTTCCGATTGAGTTCTCTGGCTTTTGAGACCTTATTATAATACTCCTGGACTTTTTCATTCTTCCATTTTTCACCGTCATAATTTGGTGGAAGTTCTGACTCAATTCCTTTAACTTGAGATTCTAACGATCTGATCTCTCTATTAATCTCGGTCCGCTCATTATAATATTTTCCTTCGATGTCTTTCAGTATCTGCAATAAGTGCTTACTGGTATTAATATCTTTCAAAACATCTTCGCCAAACCAGTCATTAATCTCTTCCTCTGAATAATCCATCTTGATCATGCTTAAGATAATTTCTGTCTGTTCATCAATTGACAAATCTATGAAATCAAGCGGGCGAAATATATCGCCTCTGAAAAACTTTCTTAATTCGCTTTCAGTTGATTTAGCGACCATATCTCCGTTAAGTCTTAGATAATCGCTCTTATCAGTTCTAAGCCTGCGGTCAACTTCTAGCCCTTCATCAGTCTCAACAAACAATAAGGCTTCATCTTTCCCATGGCTGATAACTTCTGTCCGGCGCTTATTATTACTTAGAGCAGTTTCAATAGCTTCTGTAATCGAAGTCTTGCCAGTTCCTTTTGGCCCTTCAATAATGTTAATCATTCCCGGGTCCCAATCTAATTCCTCAATTCCTATATAATTACTAATTTTCAGTTTTTTAATTTTCATCTATCTCCACCTCTCCAGGTTGTTAATGTTTCTCTTTTTTGATATATTATAGTTAGAGTGTTTAATTTTATCTCGCTCAGCTGATTTGCCCTCAGTTGAGTTTTTTCTATTTTCTTTCCACATTTTTCTCACATCCTTAAAAAAATCTATCGACATTTTCAAAACAGCTATCGGTAAAATCACATACATAAAAACATTTACCAAACAAACATATATCTCCATCCTCAACCTCCCAGTGCTATGATTACCAGTGACAATAGAACCCATATCGCAACAACTGCTCCTGCAGCTTTTAACATGATTTTGAAAGTTAATTCGCTGAACATTACTATCCCTCCATCTTCATAATCCGCTTAGCTTCTTTTTCATCTTCTTTATCCAACTTCTGCAGCAACATCTCAATTTTATTGATCTCTTTTTTTACATAATCATCTTTATGTTTTCTCGATTTCAAGTTAGCCAGTCTCATTTGCAATGAACTCTTAATTGTCATTTCCTCAGATAAACTAATATTTATTTTCAATTGCTCCCCTCCTCAGTCAGTCATTTCCTTAAATGAAATCCTATCTGCATATTTTCCTTCTATATACCCGACATCAGTCTCGCTGATCACTTCCTCATCATCATTAATTTGAACAGCTACAATCCTCATTAAACTTCCAGCTTCATGTGGTTTAAGCTTAAGTGTGAATTTAATTGCTCCCCCTCCTAATTTTAGTAAAAGTTTCTTCATAAAGTTCAAAATAAACTTTTGATTTCTTGCTGCACTCCAGTGGGTCCTTTTCGCAAGTGTCAGGATTTTCGGTGCAATCCCGGCAGAGTGTTGACATTTTATCTCTCCTGGTTAAAACCTTAGCCATTGTATTCACACTCTTCTAAGTATCCTCTGGATCTATACTTCTCATAACATCTTCGATTCCTGGCATCTAAATCAGCTCCAAGTTCAGCTGCAGCTATATCTAGCATGTCACATACATGATTAGCATCCTCAATTTCATCCAGCATCTTTTCAAATTTTTCATCCTGTTCAGCAGTTAAATCAGCTTTTGAGTTAATGTTATAAGCAAAATCCATAACTTGCTCAATACTTTCTATCGCTTCTTTGAATTCTTCAATCGCCTTAAGTCCTGACTTATAAAATTCTAAATGAGCTTTATCAAAAACAATATTTGATGATGTAGTTCCATAAAACTTAATTCTTAACACTGGATCACTTAGGTAACTAACAAGCCTTCTTTTAATGTCATTTGGTACATCAACATGATTGTTAATGTATTTAGAAAGCATTGTCCTATCGACACCAACTTGTCTTGAAACCTGCTTCTGAGTTAACCCCTTGCTTGACATTGCCTCTCTGATTGCATCTCCTAAAGTCCTCATAATTTTCCTCCTTTGTAGTTTTTTATTCACAAAATTAAGTTAATTATTTTAATACTGCCATATATAATTAACTTAAAGATAAAGCCCTCCACCAATTAGCTCGGCGAACCCCCTTCCTAACCTGCAGCTGATTGTTTGTATTCTCCCTCTTGCTTCTCCTTAGCTTTGATACGGTTATAAATTATCTCTGCCAGCGGCCGGTTAAGTTCCTCCCTGGTAATGTCTGGCACTTCATCTGTAATCTCTTCCTTGATAACCTCTCCGGTTTCCCGGTCATGAGTAACACATTTAATTCTTAGCAATAGATTCACCTCCTAAAATTGTGGGCCATTTACAGTCAGATTCCAGTTGCCGCTGCCTTCAAGAACAATCATGTCATTAGCAAACTCAGCACTTTCAATCTCTTCTAGCGGGCAAATACTGTCGCATTTATCACCTTTGACAAATTTAAGCTCCTTATTGACTCTGTCAACAAAATAGATTCCATCCACCTGGTCATTGAATTGCTTGAACATGTCTATTAAGATGTTTTCCAATTAATTTTCCTCCTCTGGAATTTTTAAAAAATTATCTATATCAAATTTTGTGCCTGATAAATTTAAAAGCCTTCCTTTTTCACCAGTATTTATATTAGTGGTGTCGCAAACCTTCTCTAAAAATAATTTACCTTCTTGCCTGAGCAGCCCTATCTGGCCTGTTTTATCATAGATATAAGCTCTATTAAAACCGTCGCAATCTTTAAATTTGTCCAGTTTTATTCTAGTGGCGTTTTTAAATTCGAAATTATCTAGCTGTAAAATATCATTCCTTTTCAAGAAAACATTAAGAGTTTCGTCAACTGCGACTGAATAAATTTCATCTGTTGTTATCTCAAAGTCTAAAGTATCCATTTATTAATCCTCCCAAAGATAAATTTTTAATCAACATATTCTTCATAAAGTTGATCTATAAACTCTTTTCTATCTTCCTCGTTTTCAGTAGAGTAAAATTCTTTATCATGGCCTTGCTCCTCTAACCAGTCATCAATATAATCTAAACATTTTTCATAATTCCAATCTGTTGTTGAATAATGCTCGAATGTTCTAATCCTGGCATATTTATTTTCGCCAATATATTTTCTGTAAGGTGTTGTTCTTGCAGTATTTTTCTTAGCCAGACCAACAACTTTCAGTAATTTGCCCAATGTTTTTGAGCCGATACTCGGTTCTAAAAACTCACCAAACTTACTTTGATTAACCCAATCATATCTCGGAGCATTAACCCTCATAGAGTTTTTTGCGACCTCAATCTGTTCTTCCATCTCATTTTTCACATTTCTAATCTGTTCATTAGCCTTTTTAGCTTCGTCCAAAGCCTCTGTTGCTGTTTGTATAGCTAGATTAGTTTTTCTGTTAATTACCTTTACTGCTAAAGCATCTAATTGCTCAGGAGATAACTCTTCAACATTCATTAAATTATTCATAATTTTTCACCTCAATATAATTTTTGTTTGGTAACAGTTCTCTCATTTCTCCGCACCATTTTTCTACCCTCTCAATAATTTCACTTAAATTCTTGATGACTATCTCATCATCAGCTTGCTCGTTAATTGCTCTACTGTATTTCACTGGAGCCAGTTCTTTTTGGAGCATATTTTCTATTTTTACTATTAGACCAGAAATACTTGTGGCTGCTTCAATTTTTCTGTGAATACTGGATTTATCTTCTTTTAACTGCCTAATATTTTTCTTTAGTTCTTTATATTCTTCAGTCTGACTTTTATTCAACTCTGCTGATTCTTCTAACCTTTTCATCTTATTTTGCATTTTCTCAATTTCAGATTCTTTATTTTTAATTTCATCTTCTCTTTTTTGTAATTCTCTTTTCATATTTCTATATTTTTGCTTAGTTTTTTTGTAGTCATCTGGTATTACTTCTTTTTCAATAACCTCTGGTTCTTTTCTTTCGAGTTCTTCCTTCTCTCTTTTTTCTTTCTCATACATTTCACCGATCCGTTCAGCTCTGGCTTCGAGTTGGTTTTTTCTTCTTTCTAATTCTTCTTTCTCTTTTTTGAGTTTCTGATAAGCTCCATGAATACTGATTTGTTCTTCATCAAGTTGCTTTATTAATTCTTCATCTGCATTTTCGGCAATAAATTTTTCCTTATAGTATTGCCTCCTACTTCCTATACCTATCTCTTTAGCAGACTCCTTTTCGGCTTGGTGCAAATTTGCACCAGTTGATTTTTTAATTTCAATTAATTTTTGCATGTATTTCTGTCTTTCTGATAAACTGAAATCTTTTCTATTTTCATTTTCTGCGATTTCAATTCTTAAAGCCTGTTCAGCATCTTCAATAGATATTTTATTTGCTTTTATTTTCTCTTTGCCAAGACTTTTGCAAGCCCTCAATCTTCTTTCCCCAGCAATCAATCTATATTTATTATTAATTTCAACAACTGTAATAGGATTTATTAATCCATTTCTATCAATGTCAGCTGCCAGCTCTTTAATATCACCAAAATCTTTTCTAATGCGATCTTTAACAATAATCTCACTAATATCAATAAGCAATTATTTCACCCCTCTCAAAGTTGTTGATTATCTTTTTTAAAGTTAATGGATTGGTTTTGTAAATTTTTTCAAGTCTTCTTTTTAATATTTTTTCAACTTCATCATTTGAAAGTCTTATAGTTTTTATATTTAAATCATGAAGAAAAAAATAATCACGTATTTTATCTTTTAAAATCTGTAATTCATCACTATGATTTCTGCCGTCTATTTCATAAATTAAATTATTATTTCTATCATAGAAGTCGGCAATATATCTTTTAACCCCGTATTTTTTATATCCTCCTTCCCCAGTACCAAAAGATACTTGTTCTTCTAAATTAGGTTTTAACATCTTAAAAATAGATTCGTGTTTAGTTCGCCTGTTATCATTGCAACCACCAACAAAATTATTTTTTTCTATTCCCATAAAATTGTCTACCATTTCTGTAAAATCTTTAAATATAGCTTTTTCTGGATTCTCCCCGAATCTATCTGTTGGGTCAAAATACTTTAAAGTTAAGTTGAAAGACTTTTCTATTAACTGATCCATTAAACTCTCCTTTCTATGCGCTTTGTTCCTTTTTGGCAACTTCGTCATAAAAAAATAATTCATCAATAGTGACATTGAAATGATCAGCTATATCTTTAGCCTCTGGCAGTGTAAATGGGGTCCTTCCGTTAATCTTTCTACTGAAAGTGTTAGAGGCCACATCTATTAAATTGGCAATATCAGCATGAGTCATTTCATTTTGAGCAATCAAACCTTTTAATTTATTTAATTTAGCTTCCACAATCACACCTCCTTTTGTTCCCGATTGACAACTACTAATTAATATTATAGAGTACATTTGGCAACTTGTCAACACTTATTTAAAGTTTTTTTATAAATTTGGCAACTTTATTTATTAATTCGGGTGTTTTGTGTATAATAATGGTGTTAGGAGGTAGTCTAATTGGTAACTTTTGCGGAAAGACTCAAACAACTCAGAAATGAAACTGGAGTAACAATGGAAGATTTAGCCGAAGAAATCGGAACTACAAAATCTACAATTTCTAGATATGAGAATAATAAAAGAGAACCTAAGAAACATTTTATAGAAAAAACTGCTGATTACTTTGGCGTTTCTACAGATTATCTTCTTGGTTTAACAAATAATCGTTCTAATGCAGATAAAATTAAAAAAGCAATCTCTGACGACCCAGAATTGCAAGAAACCTGGGAGCAAATCGCCCAAAGGGAGAACCTGCAGCTTCTGTTTAAGCAGACCAAAGACTTAGACGATAAGGCTATCAAGCAGATTATAAGAATAATTAAGGCTATAGAGGATGAAGAAGCAAATAATGGGCTATAAGTTCAAGGAGTGATACTTGATTGGGAACTTATAAAATATATTGTGATGAAAGCAGACAAAATGGAAATGGTTATAAATTAATGGGGGGAATATGGATTAAAGAAGAACAGGGCTGGCCCTTTGTTAATGAATTTTATAACAATTGTGATAGCGAAATAAATTGTCGACCAGCTCATATGAAGTGGAATAAAGTAACTACCCATGAAACCTATAAGCATTTCTATAGAATGTTAATAAATCAGTTTTTTGAATATGCTAATGAAAACAAAATATTTTTTAAAACTATTGTGGTTGATAACAATTTCGATTTTGAACACGAAGAATACAATGATGGAGATTTTGAAACAGGATTTTATAAACTTTATTATTATATGATTAAAACAACTTTTAAATCAGATCATGATTATCATTTAAGAATTGCTCATAGATCAGTGGGGCAAAAAACAAATAAAATTTCGCAAAGGGAAAGATTGCAAGATTTAAAAAGATGTTTAAATTCTCATGCCATAACATTAACTCATAATCCCTGGCTCTCTTTTTCTAATACTAAACCAGTAAAATCTGTTGAGCCAAGAAAAGCTAATAAAAGATTACTAATTCAATTAGCTGATATTCTTATGGGAGCAGTAGGTTATCAATGGAATGAACACCATTTAAAAAGTGATGCTAATGAAGAAAAAGTATATTTATCAAATTATATAGCAAATAAACTAAACAAAAATAATTTGATTTTCAAAAGTAGAAGAACCGATAAACCTTTTAATATTTTTTATATGAACCCATAAAAAAATGGCGCCCTAATGCCTATTCCCAAGTTTTTAGGAAGAACCCAGACAATTGAGCCTAGGTGTTCAGTCATTAGTGACGCCTTTATTCTCATTTATTTATTGCAATTTAAGTATATAAATTCAACATCAGTTTGTCAAGAATTATTTTAGGAGTGATCTGTATGAGAGAGAAAAAACACCGTACAGCTCTCCAGCGAACATACATAAATTATCAAGAGTGGGCCAGAGAAAATAATATATATCAAAAATTTATACCGCTAAATCCAGGTATATATGGTTTTGTGTACCTCTCTTCTTCTCGCAACTATTATGTGATAATTAATCAAAACCTCACTCTTGAACTACAAAAGGAAGTGTTTTTACACGAGGTAGAGCATATAATGTATGATATGCCGGAAGCTGGCTATGTAATTGGCATGGACATCCAGTACAGTCAGATGGAAAAAGCAGCAGACAATTTCGTAAAAGAGATTATTAATAATTTTTTTACTTAAAACACGAACATACATTCGACAAATGTCGATAAAATACAACATCAGAGGTGATTTTGTGAGTAATAAGCTACTAAATGATAACAATGGGGAAAATAGCAACAGATTAAAAAAGTTATTTATAGTTATTTTGACAGTGCTCTTTCCTTTTATAGGTATATTTTTCATTTTTAAATCAGGGTATTTTAATAAAAAAGGAAAAACAGCAGCAACAATTTGGTTAGGAGTTATCCTTTTAGGTTTATTTTTTTCACCTGGTCAGGAACAAAACATTGCCAGTAATTCAAATCAAGCAAAGCAATCCGAAGAAGTTGATCAAGAAAATAATGAAATTAACTCAGAAGAGCAATCATTATTAAATGAAATTTTGGAGGGTGATAATGAAATGACTAAAAAAGATAAAGCAAATTATAAAGCAATAAGAGATTTCATTGATAATAATAAAAGTTTAGGTAAATTTACTTATTTTGAAAAGAAAGAGCCGTGGATGCATGGCGATAGATATTCAGTTTCAACAAAAGAAGACACTTTTTTGTTTTATTTATATAATGAAGAAAATAAAGTTGTTAGTGTGAATGTAAAAGATCAGAATGGTAATATACAAAATATTTACAGAGAGGAAGTTCCAAATCTTCCTGATAACTTTAAAAGAAAAGCCACTGAAGAAGTGCCTGAATATATAATAATAGACCAGTTTGACTTAATGTCTGGAGGAAGGCATGGAGATATATTGATTAAATCTTTTTCAAAAGAAACCCCTTTAGATAAAAGAGAAAAGGTTATTAAAAAGATAATAGAAAAAGAGAACTTTACACAAGCTGATTTATATTGTACTCGAGAAGCGTTTGAAGCTAATATGAACTCCAGTTATAGCGAATCTCATCCAAACGCTTTAGAAAATGGTTACTTAGGAAGTGTAAGAGATAATAAATTTTCTGCTCCTTATAATTAATATTAGCCCTTCGGGGCTTCTCTTTTTACACAAATACCGAACAAATGTATATAAATAATCACATATTTGTTCTATTAAGTGAAAACATTACTACTAATTATATAAAAATGTGAACTAATATTTTTGGAGGGTTTATAATGAATAATACAACTGCAGCAATTTATGCACGTTTCAGTTCTAATAACCAGAGAGAGGAATCACTTGACGCTCAAATTAGAGCAGCCAAAGAATTTGCAAAAGATAATGATCTGAAAATAACTAAAATCTATACTGATAAAGCCCAATCTGCTACCACTTCTGATCGCCCAGGCTTTTTAGAAATGATAAAAGACAGCCAGGATGATCTATTTGACAAGGTGATAGTGCATAAGCTTGACCGCTTTGCCAGAAATAGATATGATTCAGCTGTATTCAAAAGGAAGCTCAGAGAAAATGAAGTTGAATTAATATCTGTCTTAGAAAACTTTGATGATAGTCCGGAAAGTATTATCCTGGAGTCGGTACTGGAAGGAATGAATGAGTATTATTCTGCCAACCTGGCAAGAGAAGTTAGCAAAGGGATGAAAGAAAATGCCATGCAGTGCAAGCATAATGGCGGTTTAGCGCCTTTAGGGTTTGATGTGGCTGATGATAAGACATATAAGATTAATGAAGAGGATGCAGCTAAAGTCAGGCTTATCTTCAGAATGTATGCTGCAGGTAATGGCTACGGTCCAATCCTCAAAAAACTTAAAGAGAAAAACTATAAAACTCAAACAGGTAGAAACTTTAGTAAACCAAGCTTACATGATATTTTAAGAAATGAAAAATACAGAGGTGTCTATGTATTCAATAGATCAGCCAGCAAAAAAGCTGGCAAAAGAAATCATCATAAGTCTAAGCCAGAGGAAGAGATTATTAGGATTGAAGGAGGGATGCCGAGAATAGTATCAGACAAAACATGGAGGAGGGTGCAGAGAAGAATGGATGAAAACAAAAAAGGACCAGGGGCCCACAGTGCTAAAGAAATATACTTGCTTTCAGGATTGATTGAGTGCGGAAAGTGTGGTGGTTCAATGGTAGGTAATCGTAGAATAGCTGGTAGAGATAGAACCGTATATATGTCCTACGAATGCTCTACCAGAAAACGGACTAAGGAATGCGACATGAAGTCTATCACTAAGGAGCATGTGGAAGAGATTGTTCTTGATGATATGGTTGAGGCCATGTTTTCTGCTGCTAAGATTGATCAACTGGCAAAAGATGTCTATAACTTTGCCAAGCAAGAAAATGAGGAAATCAATGCAGATATAAAAAGATTTGAGAAACAGCTTAAAAATATTAATTCTAAAATTGATAATTTAACTGAAGCAGTTGCAGCTGGACTTTTCCAGCCATCTATGAAGGAAAAGTTAAATAAATTAGAAAGTGAGAAGTCTGATCTGGGATTAATGTTAAATGAAGCAAAGCTGCAGGCAGAAAAAAATCTGCCCACTAAAAGTGAAATAAAGGCAGAGCTGAAAGGTTATAGAAATATAAAAAACGAAAGTCTCAAAGCCCAAAGAAAGGCTATAAAAACTTTCGTAAAGAGTGTAATTATCTATGAAAACAATATAAAAGTTAATTATATTGTGGATTTGACTGGTGGAGGTGGTGGGAGTCGAACCCACGTACTGAATGGCTCACCCAGTAGTTTCTACGAGTGTAGTTCAGCTTTTGGTCTCACAGTAAGCACTCCGCTGAACTGGATTACTTACTGCCAGCCTGTT